TGCCCTTCGTGGTTCGGGCCGGCTTCGCCGGCTCGTCGGTCTTCTCGTCGGCGATCTCGGCGAGCGGTTCAGTCAGCTCGTCGACCTCGGTCGGGGGCCACGGGTAACCGTCGACCTCGTAAAAGTGCGGCTGGCACGCGTACGACATCGCGTGCTCGTCCGGCACGGTGAACTTCTGATCGGGCTCGATGCGACGCAGGAACCCATCGGGCAGCATCGAAACGTCGCGCGTCTCGTCGCCGATGTAGGTGACGGTAGCCATTGCTTCCCCTTCAGCTTGTGAGGTACGCGCGGCAGGCGATGTCGAACTGCGCGCTGATCGTCAGACCCCGGTCGGTGTAGAACTGTCGAAGGTTGCCGACCCCGGCGAAGCCGGCATACAGAACCGGCCCCGGGGTTGCATCAGTCGAGAGATCGATGTGCGCAAGCAGCTCGGTCTCGACCGTGGTCAGCAGAGCGAACATCTCACCCCGGCATGCTCGGATATCCTGCCCACCGTCGATGAGCAGAGCGACGCACGAGATCGTAAAGTTCTCGTCTTTATCGCGAGGGAACCCCGTGCCTGCCCATGTCTGTTCGGCTTTCGCCGAGTCACCGTCATCGCTGTCAGGGTCGGCACCGATGAACACGAACCGTCGACCGTCGCCGGTCTGCGGTCCGGGGATGGCTAGAGGGTCCCAATCGAGCGGGGGACCGTCGATCGTGTCGATGTCGATCAGTGCCGGGGTGAGCACGTCGACCGCCCCGCAGATCGCGGCGTGCATCGCGCTCGTTCTCATGCGAGCCCCGTTCGCAAGCTCGACGGCTTCAGCATCTCGATCGCCCGGTTCGGAACCGAGTAGCCGAGACCCGGCACGAACGTCGTGTCGTCGGCCGAGCTGCGCCGGACCGTGGTCGTCGACCGGCCCCGGCCCCGCTGCGTCTGCCACAAGTGGTCGAGGATGACCTTCGCCCCGTGGCTGATGTTCTCGGGAATGATTCGCCGGCCGGCGACGAACGTGAAGTCGAGCCGACCTCTCGGGAACACCGTGCGAAGATCGGAGTAGTACACGATCCCGAGTTCTGAATCGACCGTCAGCAGAAGAGGGTCGATCGCTGCCCCGTACGAGTTGACGCTCGTGATCTCGATGATGGGGGCCGGCGAGAGCACGACTTCGAAGTACCCGTGCACTGTTCGCCGGTACGTCTTCGGCTCGACCGGGCCGGCGAAGTATTCGACGGCCGGCACGAGGGTTCGAATGAACCCGCCGATCTCGTCATCGTGCACGTGATTGTCGAGGGAGATGTTCAGGTAATCCTTCGCCTCATCCAACCCGAGCATTTCCTGTGCGAGCGGGTCGTACACGTCGAGGACACCGCTGCGCACGGTCTTTCCCGGCTCGGTCGTCGAGAATTTCCATGCGTAGTGACCGAACGCAGCGATATCGTCGTCGAGTATCGAGTGATACAGCCCGACGCCATCGGTCGTCGGGGGGTCGAGCGTCTGAATCAGGTTCGTCGGCGGGCCGAGCAGGTCGAGCCGGACCGACCCCGGGGTGACGAGTTCGCCGGCAAGATCCCGAACCTCGAAGTCGAGTCGTACCGGCTGCCCGCTCGGAACTCTCACGTCGCACCCTTCCTTACTCTCACAGTGGCCGAGCCGGGGAGGCTCGCAGTGACCCGGCTCGTACCGGTCGAGCGAGCTGTGACCGAAGTGCTGCCGTTCCGGCTCACGGTGACGCGAGCCGAGCCGACATAGAGCGGGGTGTGCACGAACCCGACCGTTCCGAGCAGACTCGCCGCGATCAGCGCTGCCGAGCCGTTCGAGATGGGGAAGCTCGAAGCGCTCAGAGCGGCGTGAGCGAGCAGAGCGGCCGTCCCCCGGGCATCCAGCCGGCCGACCGCCGATAGGCTCGCCACGGCGAGCAGGGCAGCGGCACCGGGCCGGCTGAGCACACCGGTCGCAGCAAGGTTCGCAGCGGCCGTGAGCTGCGCCGCTGCCACGGCCGACCGGACCCCGGCCGAAGATAGGGTCGCGACCGCTACTAGGTCGACCCCGGTCTGCCCGGCAACCGTGCCCGAGACGATCAAGGTCGCAGCGGCGACGAGCGGGGCGAGCCCGAGCAGCGTCACGACCCCGAAAATGGACAGAGACGACGAAGCCGACAAACTCGCAGCGCTGAGAGCGATTCTCAGCCCGGCGACGGTGAGCGTCGACCCGGCAGTGAGGTTCGCTGCCGAGATCGCTGTACGTTGTCCACTCACCCCGAGAGCGGCCGTGGCGACGAGATCGGCTGCCGTCTGTCCGGCGATGGTCCCTGCGACCGTCAGCGTCGAAGACGCAACGAGCGGGGCCGAGCCGAGTACGGTGCGCGTTGCAGCAACCGAAAGCGTCGCCACGGCCGCGAGCGCGACCGTCCCGAGCTTCGAGACGATACCCGACACCGCGAGCTGCGCAGCCGCAACTAGGCTCGCCGTACCGGGTCGGGTGACAACCGGGCTCACCCCGAGCACGGCCGCTGCCGTCAGATCAGCGGCAGCACTCGAACCGCTAACCGTGCCGGCCGCTGTGAAGTTCGAGCTTGCCGTGAGGTCGGCCGAAGCAATCTTCGACACAACCCCGGCCGTCGAGAACGACGAGCCGGCCGTGAGCACGGCAGCCCCGAGCCGGGTCACGACCCCGGCGACGACGAGCTGCGCGCTCGCCGTCAGGTCGGCCGCAGTGAGCTTCGTGACGAGCCCGGCGACCGACAGGGAAGCGCTCGCCGCAAGGATCGCAGCGGCGCGCTGATCGAGGATGGCAGTCATCGACAGAGACGCGCTCGCCGTGAGCGGAGCGACCCCGACCTTCGAGATCGTGCCGCTCGCGGTGAGACTCGCCGCTGCCGTGAGGTTCGCAACACCGTTCAGAGTCGAGCCGCTGCTCGCAGCCCGGATCTCGAACGTGACCGTGTTCGCCTGCGAAGCGTCCGGAGTCACCCACGATGACGAGTTCGACACCCCGGCCGAGCCGGCTTCGAATCCGGCCGAACCGGAAACCTGTCCGCTGATCGTCCACGTTTCTTCGACGAGATCCGAAGAGTTCATCGTCGCCGGGGCAGTCCAATCGGACGCAGCGGAGATAATGAGCCCGGTCGTCTGCGGCGAGATCGCAGCGGTCGTGATCGTGGCAGCGGTCGACGTGCCGGGCGCGCTTGCACCGATCGGGGTCGTCGTGTCGTACCCCGAGCGGATGATGTACAGCTTCGAGCCGAAACCGGTATCGATTGCCGTACTCATCGTCGCTGTGACGGTGGCGGTTGTCTGCGAGGCGAATGCTCGTCGATACGCGCCGACGAAGCCGGGCTGTCCCCCGGTAAGCGACTGATCCTCTATCAGCGTCCAAGTATTGCCGGCCGAGTCGGTCACGGTCGCCGTGACGTTCGTCCCGCTCGGCCCGTTCCCGGTGACGACGAGGATGCCCGTAGAGCCGGCCGGGAACGTTCGACTAGGGCTCGTGAGAACAGTCGCGTTCAGTGTGCTCTGAATGTCGAACGGGAATTCTTCGAACTCGATCCCGTTAACGACGTGCAGAACTTGCCCGGTCGACGTGAGCGACGCACTCGCCGTCAGATCGGCTGCGCCGTTCTGCACCGGAGGCAGAAAGACGAGGTTCTGCGAGAACTCTACCCACGGCACAGTACCGGTCGTGTCGGCTTCAGTCGTCGTGTGATCGGTGCCGTTACCACCGATAACCATGTCGGCTTGCGGAGTCGTACCGGTCGAGCTGAGCCCGTATCCAACTTCGACGACAATCCGATCGCCGGCCGAAACTGCGAGCGTGCCAGTGCCGGCCGAAACTGCCATGACCGTACCGCTAAGCGACGTGCCGAGTTCAGTCGTGCTCGCGCTTGCCGCCATCGAGACGAGCGTGCCACGAACCGTGCTGCCGTCATTCGAGACGACGTAAACCTTCCGCCATCTCTTGTTCACGTTGTCAGTCGTCGCGAGTTCCCGACCCCGCATGATGACGGTGACAGTTCCGCCCGTGATCGTCTGCGCGTCGAGCGGTTCCGAGATGAGCTGAAACGCGAGCGCGTTCGACGAGTTCGCGATCGCGAAGCCGGATCGAGTCTCAGTCGCCGCTGCCTTCGTCGTCGAGAGCATCCGACGAACAGCGCCGGTCGTCGAGATCCAGCCGGCATCGAAGGAAGGCGAGACGGGGGCAGCCGTGGTCGCTACGCCATAGAGACGAGTCGCCACGGCTGCCCCCGTTCAGCTCAGAGATCGGTCGCCGTCAGGGAACCCGAGGCGATCGTGAACGTGTCGCCGGAAGCAGTCGTCTTCGACGCGCTCAGCGCACCCCACCACTTCCGCTTCGGGGTGCCGGCCGAATCCCACAGCTCGACCCCGACGACCGTCGTCGCCGGCATGTTCGTCGTCGACACGGCTGCGTTTGAAGCAGCCGATCCGGTTGTCGTGCTCGCTGCCGCGAAGGTGACGGTCGGCGCACCGGCCCCGGCCGTGTACCCGCCCGACGTGGCGAGTTCGGTGCCGTTCGCGGTCGCCGAGCCGTTCGCCGTCATGTACCGCACGTGGATAGGTGCCGTGCTCGCGACGAAGGAAGCGGTCGCGAGTGAAGCATCGACGATGTTCGCTGCGTGCACAGCGTCGAGACCCGGCATCAGCTCTCAGCCCCTTCGAGAGCAGGGGTCTTGTCGAGACGAGTCGACTTGACCTTGACGGCCGGGCTCTGAATGTGCCGAAGCAGCTCGTCGTTCTGCTTGCCGCTGCCGGCACGCTCTTCGTCGCCGCACTGCGCGCCCGGCTCGGCCGGGCACCCCGCAGCAGCGCAGCAGTCCATGTGCCGTACCTGCGTCGAGTCGTCGAGGATCGCGGCGAGCGCGTCGTCGCTGATGCCGTTCGCGATCAGCTTGTGCAGGATCTCGGGGCCGGGAACGCCTGCCTGCCCGACCGGGGTCGCGACCACGTGTCGGGGTGCGGTATCGACCTGACCGCACAGCTCACACCCCCGAAGGGGTCTGTCGTTGTCCATGTCATCCCTTCGGGGTGTCCAGAGTGGACAGTGAACCGGGGGCCGGTTCGGTGCGCGACGTTGCCGGCCCCCGGCGACTCACTTGTTCTGCGTCGACTCGGTGTCGACGATCTTGTTCTGTCCCTTGCTCGCCTGCTTCTCGCGGTACTCGGCCCGCTCGCGCATCGTGTCGCCGGTTCCGGCGACGCTCGGCATCCGCACGGGCTCGACCGGACCCTCGCCCGGCTTCGGGTCGTGCAGATCGTCGGGCACGTCGATCCTCCGGAAACCGAAGTTCGCGTTCAGCTCCTCGTCGGTCTCGTGCACCGGGTAGGAAGCCGGCGAGGTCGGGTCGCGATCGGCCACGGTGTCCGGGTTCCGAGCGTCGGTCTTCTGATCGGCAGCGGTTCCGCTGCCCTGTCGGGCTGGCATGGTTCCTTCTTTCCTTCGGGGGCAGGGATTCCGGGTCTTGCGCTTCACACAGCCGGCTCGGGGCCGGCTAGATCAGACGGCCGTGATCGTGCAGAACGCTTCGACGTCGAGCACGCCGAAGGCTGCCCGCATCTCGCAGAGGATCACGAGCAGGTTGCGCGTGAAGAAGTCGAGATGCGAGTCGGTGACCGACATCGAGATTCCCTCGCGCTCCCACAGCACGCCGAAGCGGAAGTCGCCGACGAGAACGGTGTCGACGGTCTGCGCCTCGCTCACCACGACGCGCAGCCCCCACAACGTGTTGAGCTGTTCGAGGCTCGCCCGGGGGTCGCCCAAGATGTAGCGCTGCTGACCGTCCTTCGCGAGCAGGAAGCTCGACGAGTACCAGTCGGCGGGGTTCATCACGACCGTCGTCGGCCGGCGACGACCGGTGACCCGCACGGTGCGGATCGCGTCGACAACCGCGTCGATGTCGGTGCCGGCCGAACCGACCGTGAGCACGCCCGCATTCGCGATCCCGAGGAAGTTCTCGCCGGTTCCGGCACCCTTGAGGATCTGGTCTTCCAACTTCTCGGCGAGCCCGTACCGAAGGAAGTTGTCGACGAGCGTGCGAACCTGCCCCGCGTCCGACGAAGCGCGCTTCGTCATCGGCATCCAGTGGGCGAGGGTCTTCACGGTGGTCGTCTGCTTGACGAGTGCCATGCCGGATTCCGGCTTGTAGCCACCGGCCGTCAGTTCGCCACCGGTCGGCGCGTTGTACACGGCCGGCTGCGCCGAAGAGGTCGCCTCCGGAACCGGGGCGGCGTTGTTCGTCTTGCCGGTGATCTGCACGTACTCGATCGCGTCGACCTCGGTCGTGCCGTGGGTCACGAGATCGGCGATTGTCAGCTCACGCTCACCGATGAGGTCGGTGATCGGGCCGTAGAAGTCGTTCCGGATCGAAGCACCGGCCGACGTGTCGCTGAGCCCGGTCACGAGGGTCTTGATCGTCGGGGTCGCGTTGAAGTACGCGGCCGAGTTCACACCCTTCACGCTGTCCGGGATCACGCCGTCACGGCCGCCGTACCGCTTCACGAAGTCGCGGTACTGCTCGCTCTGCACGAACATCTCGCCGAAGGTCTTGCCCTTCGGGTTCGACGGCAGACCGGCGACGGTCAGCGCGCTCTTCGCCGTGGCGTTCGCCTGCGAGTCGAGCTGGTCGGGGTCGGGCTCGGCGAGCGACTTCAGGAACGAGCGCGCGTCGTCGAGCGTTCCCTCTGCCTTCGCCTGCGCCTCGATCGTCTTCTTCAGCTCGGCGACCTCGCCGGCACGCTTCAGCAGCTCGCCGGTCTGCTCGCTGTCCTGCACACCGCCGTTCGCGTCGATCGTGTCGGCGAGCTGCTTCAGCTCGACGACTGCCTTTTCCATGCGCTCTCGCACGGTGGTCGACATGGCTCTCTCTTTCTCTGCTCGCGCGCTCAGTCGATGAGCGCGAGGGTCGCCGACGCTTGTGCGACGACGAGTCGTGCCTGTGCGAGAGCTTCGACGGTCTCGGCATCCGGGGCGGTCTTTTCGACGGTCTCGGAGGTCGGGGCGGTACGAGTCTCGGTGTCCTCTGTGGACAGTGGTTCGTATACGACCTTCGCGACGACCTCGATCGGATCGCCGCTCATTGTCGCTTTGTTCCCGGTGACCTCGTACGACTGCTTCAGCAGCCGGTCGCCGGTCTGGTACGAGTACACATAGAAGATCGCGTACTCGTCGGTGTAGTCGCGAAGCGACGTGTACACACGCTCGCCCCCGTGCACGTCTTCGATCGCCTTCGAGATCGCAGCGCTCAGCTCGCTCGCTGCCATCCCGTGACCCTTGAACATCGGCCGGAAATCGCGAATGCCGACCTCTTCGCCGAAGCTCTTCGCCGAGAGCACGGCCGCACCCCGATTCGAGGGAATCGGCGTGAACGCACCGTTCAGGATCTCAGCCTTCGTAATCGTCGGCACGCCGTCTTTCGTCTCGTACTTCGGCGCCATGAACGCGACGCTCGTGTACTTGACGTGCCCCTCCCGAACTAGCGTGCGCACTTGCTGCGCCATCGGGATCGACGACCACGTTCCCTTGACCTTCAGCGCATCACCGTCGTATCGGGGTGCGCCGCTGCCGACCGTAGTCGCGACCGACATGCCGTGGTCGATGTCGAAGCTCACGTGGTCGGGAAGCGGATTGAACGCACCCTTCTCGATCACTTCGCCGTCTCGGTCGAGTTCCGGAGTCGAGAGGATGACCTCGAACTCACCGGGGAAGTCGCCTGCGTCGCCAAGATCCTTGACCTCGCCGATCGCGTACCTCTTGTTCACGCTGCGATCTCCTTCTGAATCGTCTTCAGCCGAGAACGCAGCTCGGCGATCGGCAGCCCGTGGTACTTCGCGCGCTGCACTTCGGCGATGACCTTCTGAGCGAAGGCAGGGTCTAGACCCTCGATCAGCGACCGCTCGTCGATGTCGTCAGGATCGATGACCGTGCCGAGTCGACCCATGACCGTTCGCAGACCCACGTCGAGCCGCTGTGCCGGCACTCGGATCGTGCGCTGCGCGGCGTTGTCTGCCGTGTCTGCGGTGTCCTGGGCCGGTGGCTTGTTCGTGGGGCCGGCGACCCCGGCATCGATCGGGCCGGGATCGTTCAGCCGATCAAGGGGAAGGGTTGCCGTGTTCACGAGGATCACGTCGGTTCCCTCGATGAACGGCAGGTTCTCTGCGCGACGCTTCTCGGCGACGGTCATGTAATCAGCCTTCGAGTACGCGACCGCACGCTGCTCAAAGTCGCCACGCAGCACGCCATCAAGCAAGAACTCGGCGTATACGTCATCGGCGAAGTCGGGCATGCGAAGCTGCGTGTCGAGATCGCTCTCGAACGCAGAGATGAGAGCTGCCATCGTGTCCCGATACAGCGAACGCATTTGCTCGGTGATGTTCGAGTACGTCGCGTTATCGAGAATCTGCACGGCCGGGGGCGGCATGTCGTACACCGCACAGACTTCTTCCCGGTTCAGCTTCCGGCCGGCGATGTACTCAGAATCGACCGGGGTAATCATCAGCGGGAACGGTTCCATGCCCTCTTCGAGCACGAGCGACTTACCAGTGTTACTCGTGCCGCTGTACTCGCTCTCGAACTGCTTCTTCAGCCGAGTCTGTGCACCGTCGCTAAGGTTCGCGGGGTGCTTCAGCACGAAGCCGGGGCGAGCCCCGTTCTGCCAGAACGAGGAAGTCGCCGACTTTGCGGCCGTCTCGTGTTCGAGCGTCGCCCGCAGCGGTTCGAGCGGGGACAGACCCCGACTGTCGTCGCCGGGGTTGTACGACTTGAAGTGCACGAGATCGGCCGGCTTGATGTCGGTGACTTCGAGGCGAGTGTTCCGGAATTCCCACCGGTCAGTGTCGGCGTTGTACGACATGCCGGTCGGGTGCAACGGCCACAACTCGAACGGCCGGCCCCCGCGATCCCTGCGCTTGTACCAGAACGTCTCGCCGAACACGTCGTACGTGTTCGAGGTCCATTCCCAAAAGCGGAACGGCGAGATCGTCGGGTTCGGCTTGTCGATGAGCCGCTTGTACGGGTTCGCTGCCGGTGCTTCCGGACGATTCAGATCGTCTCTGATGTACGTCTTCAGGGGAAGGCGAGCGAGAGATCGCCCCCGCTTTGACACGAGCACGTACACCCATGTCTGCGAGCGGAAGAGCGCGTGATACGCGCCCCATCGCCCCGGCCGCTCGTAATTGTAGAACCAATCCGAAGTGACACCGGGAAAGGTCGGGGTCTTGACGGCGACCCCCGACGAGATCAGCACGTTCGCCCCCTCACGGCTTCTGCATATACGCGATGTCACGAACGAAGATCAGCACTTCGCCATCGATCGGCAGGTTATCCCGGCCGTCCGATGCCATTTGCAGCCCGTGCGCGTTTCGAAGCACGATGTCGTGATCGTTCTGCTCGAACAGAACACCCGAGAACGACTCGCCGGTCTTCAGGGTCACGACCACCGGTTCCCGGTACAGCCGCTCGATCCCGGTCGGCTCGGGGGGCGGGGGAGGCTCGGCCGGTGGTGGCGTGCGCGTCAACCTGCGCAGCTCGTACCAACCGATCAGCATCGCGAGCGCAGCGAGCGTGAGGATTCCGATCGCGATGACTCCGGGCACGTTCACAGTGCGACCATCCCTCTCGACTCGTACACCGACTCGACCGGTGCGTTCAGCTTCGCGAGCGCGATGAACCGGTCGAGACCGATCGTCATCGCTTCGAGCGGGGAAAGGTCGGCGACTTCCTTCCTTGCCCACGTGAACCCGTCAGCGAGGGGACGCTTGTTCGCCGTGGCGACTGCTCGCGTCAGCTCGGGCTGCCCGAAGTGGCAGAACCGGGGTTCCTTCCCGGCCGTCTCGGTCAGGAACACACCGAACGCGCGGGCCGTGTCCTGCATCCCGACTTCGATGATCGGATCGATACCCGCGTCGATCAGGGAAGGAAGCAGCCGGCCGGCCGGCCCGCCCCGGTCGACCACGACCCCGAGGTTCAGCCACTCGGAAGTCAGTCGACGCAGCAGCTCGACCGCCCACGTCGAGCCGGTCTTGTGCTCGATGACCTGCCCGACGAAATCGTTACCGACTCGCCCGATCACGACCACGGCCGTTTCTTCAGCATCCGGCCAGGAAGAGGCAACGGCGAACATCACCGGGCCGTCCGGACGGATCGGCTCGACCTCTCTATCGAGCCACGCGAGCTTCGGGATTATCGACCACTCGGGTACGGCATCCTTCTTAACCCACCGGTTCAGATAGG